ACGCGAACGATGTTGGCAACTATTTCAGTTTGCATTCCGATGAGTATGCTGCGTCGGTGATTTACTTCAACGGTTTCGACAACTCGAATGTCAAACCCGGTGCGTTGCTGTTCACGCAATACAACACGTCGCGCGTTGCGGCATATTTGCGTGGCGGCAAAGTTACCGACAGTGTCGCAACTATTGCGGCTTTGACCGGTACGTTCAACATCACTGTCGATGGCTTCCCCTATACGTCCACCGATCCGGCGTGGAGCATGGCCGCAAGCTATTCGGATATCGCGACGGCACTGACCGCTGCGCTGGACGCGTCCGATCCCGGCTCGGCGAGTTTCACGGCTTCGATTGCCCCTATTGTGATCCAGCCGGGGCAACCACATTCCGACACATCGCTTATGACGGTTACAGCGGTTGGGTCCGGCACGCTGGTTGTCGGCATGAAGGTCGCCGGAACCACAGTTGACTCCAACACGGTCATCACAGGTCTCGATTCAGCAACGGGCGGTACGGGCACATACTTTGTCTCTGTCGCCGACCAAACGGTTGGTAGCGAGGCCATGACCGGAAGTGCGGTAGGTCCCACGGTGACCTATGATTCGGTTTCCAGTGCGTTTGTCGTCACATCGTCAAACATCGGTACGGGTTCGACCATCGCCTTTGCAACCGGCACGTTGAAAGACGCCCTTATGATGACACAGGCGGATGGCGCTGTGATCTCGCAGGGTGCTCACGCCGTGCCACCCGATGTCTTCATGACCGAAGTTACCCAGAATACCCAGAACTGGGCATCGTTCATGACGGTGTGGGACCCAGACAGCCCGAATGCTCCCGATCCCGACGCATACCGTAAAGGCTTCGCCGACTGGACGAACGGCCAGAACAACCGTTACCTCTATGCGGCGTGGGATAGTAACGCTGCACCTTCGGTTGGTCCCGATGCATCCAGCTTCGGTGTGTACCTTCAAACGACAAATGATTCCGGCACCGGACTTGTGTGGGCACCGGATTTCAGCAAGGCTGCTTTTATCTGCGGTACAACGGCAGCCATCGACTTCACAGAACTCAATGGGCGCATCACTTATAAATTCCGGTCGCTCACCGGGCTCGTACCGGATGTCACGGACCAGACAACCAAGGACAATCTGGATAGCAACGGCTACAACTTCTACGGCGCGTGGGCGACAGCCAATCAGACGTTCCAGTTCTTTGCCGAAGGCAAGGTTTCTGGGCCGTTCACGTGGCTGGACAGTTATGTCAACCAGATTTGGTTGAACAACGAACTGCAACTGTCGCTGATGCTTCTGCTGATCACGGAAAAATCGATCACGTACAACACCGATGGGTATGCTTTGATCGAAGCAGCGTGCAACGATCCGATCACGGCGGCATTGAACTTCGGCGCCATCCGCGCCGGTGTGACCTTGTCGGCGTCACAGATTGCCGAAGTCAACAGCGCAGCAGGGGTAAAAATCGATACCGTGCTCAACCAGCGCGGCTGGTACCTGCAAGTGCTGGATGCTTCGGCACAGGTCCGGCAGGCGCGCGGCACGCCGCCTTGCACACTCTGGTACATGGACGGCGAAAGTATCCAGAAAATCGATCTCGCCAGCGTCGATCTGCTCTAAACAGGAGACATACCAATGGCAAAAACGATTACAGCGGCAGATGCGACGTACCTGCTTGGCATCACTCCGCTCTTTCCAACCCCGCAGCGGCTGTCCGGTTTCGCGGCAGACGATGTGTTTGCCACCGAGGCCATCAAGTCAACCGAAGTCCTTATGGGCGTCGATGGCAAACTGTCCGGTGGCTTCGTGCATGTGGAGATTCCGCAGAGCATCACCTTGCAGGCCGATTCGAATTCGTTCTTTTTGTTTGATCAATGGTGGCTGCAACAGCAGCTTAACAAGACCACGTACACGGCCACCGGTACGATCATACTTCGAAGTGTCGGCGTGAAGTGGAATCTCATCAAGGGCTTCCTGACATCGTATGCTCCAATGCCGGATGCCAAGAAGCTGTTGCAGCCGCGCAAATTTCAAATCACGTGGGAGACAATCAGCCCCGCCAATACCTAACGCATAACGCAAGAGGACACATGCGAAAGACAGAGATCGTAAAAATCGCCGATGAGGGGCGCGATAAAGGCAAGGTCTTCGTCCTGACCGAAATGCCGCCGTCGCGTTCTGAGAAGTGGGCGCTTAAGGCGCTGTTGGCCTTGGCCAAGTCGGGCGTAGAGATGCCTGCTGGCGTGGCCGAAAGCGGCTTTGCAGGAGTGGCCGTCATGGGGGTCAAGGCTCTCAGCGGCCTTAGTTTCGCCGATGCAGAGCCGTTGATGGATGAGATGTTTGGCTGCATAGAAATCAGACCGGACCCGCGCAACCCGGATGTCGTTCGCCCGCTTATCGAGGACGACATCGAGGAAATCGTGACGCGGGTAAAACTGCGTGTGAGGGTACTGGAACTTCACATGGGTTTTTCTATCGCCGACAGCCTCTCAACATCACCGTTGAATCAGGTGTCGGCGAAAACTTCCTCGCCTACCCGAACGTCCCCAGCACGCTCGCGACAGTGATTTCCAGAAACATGGCGACCTTGCATGAACTCGACACGGTCTACGGACTGGAAGATGTCTACGACATGCTGGAAATTCTGAGCGTGGATGCACACAACCAACGTGAACTGAAAAAGAGAGAAACGTAGTGGCAACGGTCATAATTGATGAACTGATCGTCAAACTCGGTCTCGATCCTTCCAAGTTCACGAAGGAACAAAAAGACGCGGAACAGGCGTTGAAAAAACTCGGCGATCAAGCCGAGCATACCCACAAGAATTTACAGAAGCATACCAAAGACACAGCGGGTATGTTTTCCGAATTGCGTGGACAGGTGTTGCTTCTGTTTGCAGCGTTCACGGCAGGCAAGAGCCTTCAACAGTTCATAGCGGACGCCATAGCATCGAATCTCCAACTCGGGATGATGGCGCGCAATATGGACACGACCATTCAGACATTGGCCGAGTGGCGGATTGCCGGGGATGTGTCTGGGGGAACAGCAGCGGGCATAACGGCATCTCTCAGCAGCTTGAACGATCAGTTGCAGAACATCGTTCTGACCGGCAAGTCCGAGATCATTCCGTACTTTCGCGCCATGGATATCAGTCTGACCGATGTGAATGGCAGGCTAAAGACATCCGAAGAACTGTACCGCGATATTGCACACTCGCCGCTATTTCAAAGTCTCGACCCCGCGCGGCAAGCGGCGCTGCTGAAAGGCATTGGCGCCGATCCGGGTATGATTCGCCTGATACAAATGGGTGGGGATGCGCTGGATCGATTCCTGAAAGCGCAGAAGCTGTACGCGCCGACAAATGAGGATGTCGAAGCGACTACGCGATTGGGCCGGGCATGGGGTGAAGTCAAGGCAGCGTCAGAAGCTGCCGGGCAAACCATGTTCACGATAGTAAGCCCAGCACTGGAAAAAATACTTATAGTCGCCAAGCGCGCCATCGATTACCTGCTTACGCACAAGTCCGCACTGATCGCAGTATTCACGGCTCTTGGGACAGCCATAACCGCGCTTACAGTATCACTGGCAGTCAGCGCCTTTGAAGCATTTGCAGGAGTGTTTACCGGACTTGGCATTGCGCTTGGACCTGTTACGTTGATCGTGCTGGGTTTGGCCGCTGCCGGTTTGTTGTTGTATGAATACTGGGAACCGCTCTCTGCTTTTTTCACCGATCTCGGCCACCGTCTTGCCACGGAATTCAAACCGGAACTGGATGAGTTACACGCCACATTGATATCTGCTGGTGACGGTTTCAAATATCTTTGGGACGCCATGGGGCTCGGCGATGGGCCATTCAAGAACACCGAGAAAGGTCTTCGCCGTATAAATGAAGCCGCAGAAATTGTTGCGGCATCGCTCAAGATGGCCGAACTGTCGCTGCGTTTCATCATAGACCCGTTTGGCGCGGCAAAGCAGATATACACTGATTACACAGCCGCGAAATCGTCATCCGGTAAAGGTGCGCCTGCTGCGTCGGGAATTGTCGGTGGGACCGTTGGCGGTGCGATAAGAGCATTCAGTTCACTTTTTACCGCAGGCGAAGGTGGTTACAACAGCGTTAATCTCGGTCAGCGTTTTGGATACCGGTCCAGTATTGCCGATCTCGGCGGAATGACTATCGATGAAGTTCTGGCCGCACAGCACGCCAAGCAATTCAATGCGGCTGGCCACTACCAGATTATCCCGAGCACGCTGGAAGGGGCCAAGGCTGCCTTGCATCTCAGCGGCAACGAGAAATTCGACAAGGCCACACAAGATCGCATATTCGCCCAGTACCTGATCACGACCAAGCAGAAGGATGTTGGCGCCTATATCAGTGGCAAGAGTGACAATCTGAAAGCCGCCTTGATGGGGCTGGCGCGCGAATGGGCCTCTTTCACGGACCCGGATACGGGTGGCAGTCATTACGCCGGTCAACACGCTTCGGTATCACTGGCGAAAGAGATTGCCGTGTTGAACAGTCTGCGTGCCCATAATCATAAGACATACCCAACAGACAAGAATCCGCCAGAACAACAGCAGGGCGCTGGATTCATGCAGACCGTTCACATCGGGGCGATCACGGTGAACACCCAAGCCACCGACGCGCGGGGTATCGCGGACTCGTTGCGTTCCACACTCTCCTACAACGATCTCGCGGCGCAAGCCAACGGCATCGGTGCGGTGCGCTGATGCCACAGCTTCCTCCCGGCTATCCGGTTCTACAGACACCGTCGATACCGCCGCCCCCTCCTTCCACATCGCCGGTCGTGTCGCAATCCATGGGCGATCCCCAGTGGGGGTTGTACCTCAATGGGCAGCTTGCATTGACCGCCGATTCCGTTGCTTCATTCAGCTACAAGCAGGATTGGTCGCTGCTGGATTACCCCATCGAAAAAGGCGCCTTCGAAGATTACAACAAGGTGCAGACACCTTTCGATGTGCGTTTCCGCTTTACGAAAGGTGGTTCGCCGGAAGATCGAAAAAGTTTTCTGGACACAGTCAAGACTATCACCAGCGACTTGAATTTTTACGCCGCATACACGCCGGAAGAATTCTATGCCAGCGTCAATATCCACCACTACGACTACACGCGGACATCGCGCAACGGTGCCGGACTTCTGGTGGTCGATATCTGGGCCGAAGAAGTCCGGGTCACGGCGGAAAGCAGTACGACAGGATCGTCTCCGGTCGTGGCGCCGAAATCGCCAGCCAGTGCAACGCCGCAAAACAACGGGCTGGTGAACTCGCAGGACAACAGTTCGAATACGATCTTGATGAATCAGGCGCAGAAAAATGCTTTGAGTGAAGAATTATTCAGCGGCCAGCCGGGTAGTTGAACGATGTCCGAACTTGTCCCACTCAATGCCGTACCGTCACAGTCGCTTCAAATTCAGTTGAACGGACAGATGTGCGGCATCAATGTGAAACAGAAACGCACCGGACTCTACGTTGACTTATATGTCAACAACGTCTTGATCATCGCCGGGGTCTTGGCAGAGAATTTGAATCGGATTGTCCGGTCTCTCTACCTTGGCTTTCAGGGCGATTTTGTGTTTGGCGACACGCAAGGTACCAGTGATCCCGATTACACTGGTCTCGGTTCGCGCTACGTGTTGATGTATCTGACGCCCGAAGAATTATTCGGTCTGGGCTAGTGGCACTTCAACAACGCAAGATCGATGTGACCTTCACCTTGGCGTCCGCGCCGGGCAAGCCTGCAATCAATTTTGCCGAAGGCGGTAATACCTTAAAGCTGTCCGATCTCAGGGTGTCGGCAAAGATCATCAAGGCTGGCGGTGTCACGCTTGGCAGCGCCGAACTTCGCATCTATGGCATGACGTTTTCACACATGAACAAGTTGTCCACGCTCGGGATGCAGATACAACTTGTGCCTTGGAATACCGTGACGATTGAAGCCAGCGATTCAAACGGTGTGCCGACAACCGTATTCTACGGCAGTATCACGAACGCCTATGGGGATTTTCAATCGGCTCCCGATGTTGGCTTTTTTGCGCAGGCCACAATTCTCGGCGCCGACGCGATTGCCAACAAGAGTTTCGCAGCGTTCGATGATGGTCTGGACGTAGCATCGATCTTGGCCGGGTATGCCAAGAAGATGAACCTGACGTTTGAGAACAACGGTGTCAATATCACAATGCCTGCCACGCATGTGTACGGGTCGTACCGCGATCAGGTTGCTTCGATTGTGCAACATGCCAACATCATGTGGAACGGCGGCGACGGTGGGGTGCTTGCCATCTGGCCGAAGAACGGTACGCGTAATGCGTTATCCAGTGGCATACCGCTGGTATCGCCAACAACCGGAATGATTGGCTACCCGTCATACACGGCACAGGGCATTGTGATCAAAACCATTTTCAATCCTGCCATCGCCTTCGGGCGCGAAATACAGGTCCAAAGCAGTCTTCCGCCCGCCAATGGAAACTGGACGGTATCCTCTATCGATCACACCCTCGAATCGGAAATGCCGGGCGGTCAGTGGTTCACGACCATCCAGTGCTACAACCCGAAATTCGGTACGCAGGTTGTACGATGAGCGGCGCGGGTTATGGCTTCTGGGGGCCTGCCGAGGGCAACAACCATTTCAATGTTCTGGATTTCATCATCCAGCAGCGACTGGCCCGCACGCGGACCATGATGCTGGTCAAGGTGAAGTCGGTTACGAACAACGGCAATCTCGCGCCGGTCGGGTATGTTTCCGTGCAGCCATTGGTCAACATGATCGATGGCATAGACAACTCCACCGAATACGGAGAGATCAAAGGCATACCGTACAGTCGCGTGCAAGGTGGCGGCAACGCCGTGATCATCGATCCAGAAGTCGATGACATCGGCTGGATGACGATCTCTGATCGCGACACATCAACCGTAAAACGGACCAAGGCGGTATCCAACCCCGGAACACATCGCCGCCATGACATATCCGATGGTGTCTATCTCGGTGGCATACTCAACAAGGTGCCGGACCAGTTTGTCCAGTTCAATTCCAGTGGCGTCACGATAACCGACAAGAACGGAAATCACATCGTCATGGACACGGACGGAATCAAGATCAACGGCGTGTTGTTCGACCGAAGCACAAATGTTTCCAACGTCAGCAATTTGACGACAGCGGGTACGGCAAGTCTTGGCGGTGGATCGCAAGCGGTCAAACTATCCGATGGCAGCAATGCAACAAAGGTGTTCGGCACGTGAGCACGTTGTTTCTCGATCCGAATACATGGGACTTGGCGCTCGACAGCAGCGGTAATATCGCCGTGGCCAATGAGCCGTACTCGTTCGCGCAGGATGCCGCCACGGCTATCCGCCTGTTTCTGGGTGAACTGTACTACGATACGACTCAAGGCGTTCCTTACTGGGAAAGCATACTTGGAAAGACGCCGCCACTTCCATTTATCAGAGCGCAGCTTATCGCCGCCGCCGTGACTGTGGTCGGTGTTGTCAGCGCCGATTGTGTAATCACTTTCATCGATGACCGTTCAATCCATGGCGTTGTCACGATTACAACCAAATCAGGTCAAACCGCGACGGTGAATTTCTGATGACGACAAATGTTCCCCCGCCGATTTTAGGACCAAACGGTTTTATCGCGCCCGATGAAGCCGACATACTGAAAGGCGTCCTAAAGGATTTCAATCAGGCATTCGGCGGCGGGATGTCGAAAAAGCTGGACACTCCGCAAGGTCAACTTGCCAGCAGCATCACTGCGATCATCGGCGAGGCCAACGACACCTTTGTTTTTATCACCAACATGGTTGACCCTTCGTATTCCGAAGGACGTATGCAGGATGCAATCGGTCGAATCTATTTCCTGACGAGAAATCCTTCGCAGCCTACGACTGTCGATGTGTTGTGTACCGGGCGGGCCGGGGTCACGATTCCATCCGGCGCGCTGGTGGTCGATACCAGCAACAACATCTATACCTGTGTCGATGGCGCAGACATACCGATTGGCGGCAGCATCACACTGAGTTTTGCCAACATCACACCGGGGCCGATTGCCTGTCTGCCGCATACCATTACCCGCATCTATCAGGCCATTTCCGGTTGGGACAGCGTCGATAACGTAGCGGATGGCGTGCTCGGCAACGATGTGGAGGGCCGCGAGGCATTTGAACTTCGCCGCGCTGCGTCGGTCGCGCAGAACACGCTTGGCGGTCTGCCTGCTGTCCTTGGGTCCGTTCTCAGCGTACCCAACGTGCTGGACGCCTATGTGGTCGATAACCCTCTAGGTACGACTGCTGTCATCGGTGGCTACACTTTGGCGGCGCATTCGCTGTACGTTGCCGCTGTCGGTGGGTCCGGTCTAGCAATTGCAGAGGCCATCTGGCGCAAGAAGGCGCCGGGTTGCGATTACAACGGCAACACAACGTTCACGGTCACTGATCAGACGCCGCCGTATACGCCTCCCTATCCATCTTACACGGTGAAATTCGAACGTCCCGGCGATCTCTCGATTCTTTTCGCGATCAGTCTGGCGAACAATCCGCTGGTGCCTTCGAACGCACCCGATCTCATCAACGCGGCGCTGCAAAACGCGTTTGCGGGTAACGATGGTGGTCCCCGCGCCCGTATCGGTTCGACCATATATGCCACTCGGTTCATGGCACCGTTGGCCGCGCTTGGGCCATGGGTGCAAATCATTTCGCTGCTGGTCGGCTCCAACAATACCCACGACGCAGTATTCACGGCCACGATAGACGATGGCACAGGAACAGGGCCGCCAGCACCGATAGGAAACGTGCTCACAGTTACCGCAGTGTCCAGCGGTACACTGGCTGTCGGTCAAGTGATCTCGGATGTCACCGGTCTGTTGCCGGAAGGCTCCATGATCACGGCGCTTGGTACAGGATCGGGCAGTACCGGTACCTACATCCTCGACAAAAGTTCATCGGTGGCATCCGAGGTAATGAAGGCCAAGAAACCAGACGACAATTCCGTTGTGGTGCAGATAGATCAGGTGCCGGTGTTCTCTCCCAACAATGTCAAATTGACGCTGGTTTAAGATGTCAGATTCCGGCATCGGCAACTTCATCATCGGTGTAAGTGCTATCGGCGTAAGTAACACGCCGGTATTCAATCTTGAAGACACGATCATAAGTCAGTATGCGTTGTGGAGAAAATTCCACCCTCACGGAGATTATGAACCTTCTACCTTACTGACGCTCATCAACGATTTTTTCGCCTGTATCGATCAGACTGCCAACATGCAGGCGTTCTACAGTATGATATGGAACGTGGATACGGCAGTCGGTTACGGTCTCGATGTGTGGGGCCGCATCGTCGGTGTGAATCGTGTTCTTCACGTGGACACCGGCAACTACCTCGCATTCGAGGAAACTGGCGATGTCGCGGCGAGCGGATGGAATTTGTATCCGTTCTATACCGGCGTTCCGTTCACGACCAACTACGCACTGTCCGACGATGCGTTTCGCCAACTAATCTTTGCCAAGGCACTCGCTAATATCTGCGATGGGTCTGTGGCTGCCATCAATCAGATTCTGCGTCTGTTATTTTGTGTAAACCCGGATGGAAGTTTTCGCGGCAATGCCTACGCCACGGATGGTCTCGACATGACCATGACCTACACGTTCAAATTCCTCCTGACTCCGGTCGATCAGGCCATCATCGAACAATCCGGCGTGCTACCGAGATCAACCAGTGTGTTAGCGTCTGTCGTGATCAGTCCATGAAGGACATCAAATGAAACTAATCGATCTCCCCACTGCCAAATTTCCCCTGCCGTGGGGTGCCGATGCCGGTGGTGGGTATATCCGCCCGATCCCGGTAACATCGCAAATCGGTATTCAGGACGGCGCGGCATCGCTTACGGATGGTTTCCCGCCATTGACAATGACCCCTGCCGGAAGTGGTGGGGTATATCCGTTCGGGCAGGACACCAATGGCATACTGAATCAAATTACATTGTGGGTGCAGTGGCTCAACAATGCCGGGGGGCCGCTTTTCTACGATAGCGGTTTCTCGACTGCCATCAACGGTTACCCGGAAGGCGCCATACTCGCTGCCAACGGCACGAATGGGACCTATTGGTTGTCGCTGTCCGATGACAACACCGACGACCCGGACGCCGGGCCTAGCGTGAACTGGGTGGCCTACATGCCCGTTCCCTTGGCAGCGGTCACGACTGGCGACAACACCATGGTGGCCACGCTGGTGCCCGCGCCTGTCAGTCTGGCGGCGCTTACCGGGTTGCCGGTCACACTCAAGAAGAACGGTAATTCGAACAGCATAACGGCTGTCACGTTGACGCTCAACGGTTTCACATCATTGCCGGTGGTGCATCCTGACGGCAGCGCGCTTTTCAAAAATGAAATACCGGCAAACAGCTATTTCACGGTTGTGTCTACCGGCTCGCAATATCAGATGCAGGGCGCACGATCCGGTTCGCGTATTCGTGCGGCAGGCAATGTCACTCTTTATGTCGGCCCGGCAGGCAATGACAGCACCAACACCGGTCTTACGAGCGGTTCGCCATTTCTGACGCCGCAGCACGCGTGGGATGTGTTTGTCCAGAATTACGACATGGCTGGATTCACGCCTATCATACGTTTGCTGGATGGTATCTATACGACTGGTATCATTGGCGCGAGTATGCCTCCGGGTTGTGGACAGATAAATGTCCAGTCGGATTCCGGCGTAGCTGCGAACTGCCTCATAAATGCCGCGTTGGACCAGTGTTTCGAAGCCGCGCGTGGTGCCACAATGGTGCTTTCGAATATCAAGGTCACCAATATCGTCGGCGATTGCCTTCAAGCATTCGAAGGCGGCGTGATTCACCACAGTGGCATGAATTTCGGTACGTGTGCTGGTGCCCACATCAATGCTTCTGTCGGTTCCCATATCGAAGCAGATGGGGATTACGCGATCAGCGGCGCCGCCGCTTCGCATATGTCTGCCCGCAATGGCGTGGTGACACTTGGCCCACATACGGTCACGATCACAGGCACGCCAGCCTTCACACAATTCGTGCTTTCGACACAGGCCGGTTTTGTGGACCTTATTTCTCCCGCAGCATACAGCGGAAGTGTTACCGGTCCTGCCTACACTGTGACATTGAATGGCGTGTTTGTTCAAAACGGTGTTTCGCCGCCGACCGGTGCATCTGCGGGATCGTCAAGCACAGGGGGTCAAGTTGTTTAAGAAAACGATTGCCGCGCTTTTTGGTCTTACGGGGCTGTTCGCCGCCACGGCTGCACATGCCGTGGTTTGTCCGACATTCGTGTTCGGTCTCGTGCTGTCTGCCCAACAGTGGCAAGCGTGTTTCGATCAAAAGCAGAATGTGTTGACCTTTCCCCCGGTCAACAAGAATGGCGACATAATGAGCGGCGCCTTGGGTATCGCCGCCTCCACCAGCAGCATTGCAGGAATCAATATCGCACCCGGTACGCCGCCAAGCAGTCCCAAAGACGGCGACGTGTTTGTGACTGCCAGCGGTATCTTCGTCCGTATCAATGGCGCGACTGTCGGCCCGCTGATCTCGGGCTTCAACACGCTCACGGCCAATGCACTGGTTCTCGGCAACGGCGCCGCCGCGCCGATCACGCTGGGCTCTCTCGGCACAACTGTGACCGTGCTACATGGCAATGCTTCCGGGGTACCTTCGTGGAGCGCGGTCAATCTGGCGACCGATACCACGGGAACGCTTCCGGCTGCATCGCTACCGGCGCCGTCAGCGAGCACGTTAGGCGGTGTCAAGAGCCTAGCGCCTACCACGCACAAATGGATCAACCAAATTTCCACGGCGGGTTTACCGGTCGCGACACAGCCAGACTTCACCGATATCACTGGACTGGTAGCAGCAGCACAGTTGCCTAATCCCGGTGCGTCTTCGCTTGGCGGTGTCCAGAGTAAAACATGTGCGTCATCGACTTTCATGTCGCAAATCACGACTCTCGGTGTCGTGAACTGCGCGCAGCCAGCTTTTGCCGATCTCTCGGGTACTTTGTCGGGCGGCCAGCTTCCGTTGCCCGGCCCGTCTTCACTTGGCGGCATACAGAGTTTTACGAAGGTCTTGCACAGCTACATCGATGTTATCTCGACATCTGGCGTGCCTTCGGCATCGCGACCGGGTTTCACCGATTTGACCGGTGTCGTCTCGCACTCACAGCTTATCGCGCCCGGTACCGGGACACTCGGTGCGGTCTTGGATACGCTTTGCGCGGCAAACAACTGGGCCACGGGTTACGACCACAGCGGTGCGCCGGTATGCAGTCAGCCCGCATTTACGGACATATCCGGTGCAGTCGGTGCTTCGCAATTGCCGACACCGACAGCATCGACACTTGGTGGCGTGCAAAGTCTCACGCTGGTAACGCATGACTTCCTGACGTTCATCGGAACGGATGGTGTCGTGCATCAGGCCCAGCCAGCGTTCACCGACATATCCGGTTCGGTGGCAGCGGCACAGCTTCCGAATCCTTCGGCCTCGACACTTGGCGGTGTGAAAAGTCTGGTGAGCGTTCCGCATCTGTGGATCAATCAGATTTCCACAGGTGGCCTGCCGTCTGCAACGCAACCGGCTTTCACGGACATATCCGGTTCGGTGGCGGCAGCACAGCTTCCAAATCCGACAGCCACGACACTTGGCGGCGTGAAAAGTTTGGTGAGCACGCCGCATTTGTGGATCAACCATATTACCACGGGCGGTCTGCCGTTCGCGACACAACCGGCGTTCTCGGATATTTCCGGTGTGGCTGTCGGTGCCCAGTTACCACTGCCTTCGGCTGGCGTGCTCGGTGGTATCAGCGCCGACGATTGCGCGAGTGGCGAGTATGCCATGGGGGTCACGACTGGGGGTATCGTTCATTGTGCTGCTGTCGATTTCAGTCAGGTTACCGGTACAATAGCCGGGGGCCAGCTTCCAGACCCTACAACAATTACTCTTGGCGGTGTATTCGCCCTGCAATGCAGTGCAGGACAGTTTATTTACCAAATTACAACGCTCGGCGCCCCGGTATGCGCCCAAGATTCTTTCAGTCAGCTTTCAGGTACCGCCGATCTAACAACACAGGTTGCAGGCATACTGCCGCACGGCAATGGTGGTACCGAGAACGCTTTTTTCAAGGTCACAGGTCCGGCAACAGCAGTCAGGACATTCACCTTTCCCAACGCATCATCCACAATCCTGACATCCCACGCACTTGTCACCGTTCCAGAAGGTGGCAGTGGGTTAGCGACAGCGACCTTCAACGGTGTGCTCTATGGACAGGCTGTTTCGGCTTTCGGTGTCACGGCAACCAATTCGACGGCAACCAACGAATATCTGCATCAGGCATCGGATGGGACACCGTCATTCCAGCAAGTAGCAGCCGCCGATATTTCCGGTCTCGGAACGGCGGCGGTCGTGAATACCGGAACATCGGGCACGAAAATACCGCTGCTGAATGGCACCAACACGTGGAGCAATACACAGGCATTCGCGGATATCAGTGCCGGGACCGTGACAATCAGCGGAGACATTTTTACATCCGGCTCGGCGCCGGTCGTGTCGGCGTGCGGTAGCTCACCATTGATCACAATAGGATCAACCGATACCGCTGGCGAAGTCACACCCGGTGGCAGTGCGACATCCTGTACGATCACATGGGCGAATTTCAAGGCCAACAAACCTTTCTGCACGGTCACGGCTTCTCTTACGGTTCGCATGAACACCTATGATCTTTCGACAACAAATATGATTCTCGGCTTAACCGGGTTGGGTGGGTACACTGTCAATTGGACTTGTAATCAGCACTAGGGCACTAAAGTATGTCCGAAGAAAACGGCAACGGTAAGAATGGCAAGAGCGCAGCATCCTTCCTGCCTTACATGGCAGCAGGTGTAGCCATAGTCGTTTCCATTGGTGGCTACTTCGCAGAACAGGGCGCCAACAACGAGACGATCAGCAACATGCGCGGCGAGATTGCCAGTCTCAAGGAACAGGTACGTCATGGTGATGTGCACGTTCAAGAATTGAACAGTGCATTCCAGCGGAATTCCGCATCGACGTGCGAACAATTCATCAAGATCGAAACGCAATTCGGAACGACCGAAACCGTGATCAACGAATTGAGAGTCGATGACCTTAGGTCGCGTAGCATCGTGTGGTACAAGATGTTCAATCAGCCGTACCCCGATATGTTTTACGAGATCAAGATTCCACACGATTTGGAGAAATGCCTATGATTTGGCCCGCCAATGATGACGGCATTATCGAACAGGTCGTGCTCAACAACGAAGGCGGCTTTGTGAATGACCCCGCCGATCATGGCGGCGCCACGAATTTCGGTATCACCATCGGCGAACTGGCGGCATCGCGCGGGCACAGCGTGACGGTTGACGATGTGCGCAACATGCAACGCAGCGAAGCCATCTCGATATACCGCACCCGCTACATCGTACAGCCGAAATTCGACCAGATCGTATCGCTCCGTATACGTACTATTCTCGTGGACTCGGGCGTTCTGTTCGGGCCATCCGTTACGACTCTCGGTCTGCAAACCATCGCCGGGGTCCCAATCGATGGCGAGATCGGCGCAAAGACCTTGGCCGTTCTGTCACAGCTTGATCCGCGTACCGTAACCAATTCCTTGGCCATCTGGCGCATCAAGCGGCACGCAAATCGTTGCTCAGTCGATCCCAGTCAGGTGATATTCCTGAAAGGCTGGATCAATCGCGCCTGTTCCTTCATCGAATGACATTGTGACGGCGGGCCATCCCG